GACTTGTCCTTTCCTGCATTGCGCTCACCCAGTAGGAACCCTAGGCATAGCCATAGGAAAGTCCAACCTGCTAATAAAATAAATTCAAAAATTGCCATTTTTAGTCCCTTTCAATCTTGACATTAAAATCTATGTCATTTAGTTTTATGGGTAGAATTATCCCACCTTTCTTGCTGTCACTATGTAATTCAAGCAACGCCATCATGACCTGTTTACCAATCTGTAATTGTGTTCCCATCAATGCCTGCTCATTACTGATTTCAATTTCATTAGTTGCCATCTTCCCCTCCTGGATTTTTATACCAATCAAGCAAATCAGCCTGATTGTCCTTGATGTAGTTCTCAAATATTTGGAATTGGAGGATAGCCCAGCGTAAGCTGTGCATACCCTCTCCACCTTTAGAGCAAAAACCGCTGACTTTGAAAACTGGCACAATGCTACCAACAATACCTGGACTAAGTTCGTCAATATTGACTACATTCTCCGTCCGATACCCAAAATCAAGGACAAACTCATCCCCTAAGTCATGGATGACTTGTAGCCTCTTGCCGTCCGAATAGATAGTTACGCTATCTGATACTGTTCTGATTTCCATAGATCCCTCCTAAAACGGTAATACCTCAATGCAAATCCAATCATTAGAGACATTCCAAACCTTGTAAACATAAGCCTCTAGTAAGTCATTTTCAGAGTGGCAACTAGTTCTGTTCCTAACATCTTCATTCCATCCAGTGAATTTGATTTTTTTGGTGTCAAACTGTCTAGGCATTCTAAAGGTTGCTATGCACTCATTTTTGTTTTGGTGGATTGCTATTGTTATGCCGTGATTAAACGGTTCAAGCTCATCAATTACTTGTTTTACTTGCTTATCCATTATTACCACCCACACAATTCATTGAGTTGTTCTTGAGTTACTGGCTGAATCCGTTGGTAACCGCTAACCTGATAATTTTGCTTGTGTTCAAAACCAAGCTCTGACAGTCCTGTCTTGAATAAGTCCTTTTCTGCTGTGTTGGCAAAATAGACTTCTAATGTCATTTTTTGAGTGTACTTTTTAGGCTCATTTTCAGCCCCTCTGAGCGTTTTTTGGTCGGGGTGGTATAATTGACCTCCGCCCAAAATCTCGCCTGTCTCTGGGTCAATTTTGGGCGTTTCTGGCGATTTTTGAACCTGTTCTTGCTGTTTCGCTTGTTGCTCAGCCGAAAGTTGCTCCCTTTCGGCCTCAGCTTGTCGCAGTTTTTGCTTTTCTTGCTCAAAAAGATAGTCTGACATGATTTGTTGCATTACATCAGCCAAAGACATTGACTGCAACATACGGATATACGGCTGGTCTGTCATACCGTACTCAGCACATTGTCCAGAGATAGCAGCTTTTTCTTTTTCGTGCTCTTGTTGTTTTTGGTATTCAAAGGTGACCATATCCTCAAGGGATTTCATCGTGACCTTCTTCAAGGTCACACCGTCAGCCATAAAGTCTGAGGCTTTAATGTACTCCAACGCTTTCTCATCAAAGAGGCGAGGGTCCAGCATATATTCTGCCGCTTTGTTAGCTAGGTAGCTCTTGACAGTATCAAGGCGGACAGCTTTTTGATGTTCTTCAAAAGCCTTGACATCAGTAGCAATCTTATCAATGACTTTATCCATTGGCTCGCTAGTGCCCTTGATATATTTGTCAAATTCATCAGCAGACTGTGACAACTCACGCTTAATCTTGATACGCTCATCAGAGATTTGTTTTTTGAGTTTGCGTAGGTCAGCTAAAACTTGCTTGTCATCCTTGATGGTTGCGGCCGTGACCGTGTAATTTTCATACTTGGCTACTACATCGGCTATACCTTGCTCAAACTTTTCACGGTCAATGATTTCAACCTGTGCCTGCGTTACTTTTGCTTGTAATTCTTGCATGTTGTCCTCCTAGTATTCCAAATCTTCCAATAGCTCACCTTGTGCTGGCTCATCATCAGGATCAATCACATCATCAGTTGGATAGCTTGTGTCAATCTGTCTCTGAGCTTGTTCCTGTTTCATCTGCTCAATTTGAGCCATTTTGCGTGCCATGACATCCTCACGGCTTTCAACAGGTTCCGCCTGTTTGATACGGTCAAAAGTTTCACCACCATCATCTTCCGTGTACATATTTCCCAAATCCTCAGGGAAAGCCTCACGTAGAGCATTTGCTAAGGCTGTCTTCCTGATCATGGTTGCTGGCATAGTGTTCCAGGTACTCTGTTTCTTGTCATATTCTTCACGACTGACAAAGATTTCTACAGGTACTTTGAAATTTTTCCGATAGACTCTAGCCCAACCACCTACCAAAGTATCTCCAGGTAACATGAGAGCTCCTTTGCGTTCGTGCATAACTCCATCAGTATCAACGGTTACAACACCTGCCTCAAATCCCTCATAGTTTGGATTTTGGGCAGCACGCTTGAGAAATGCCTCTTTTGAGACAATCAAGCTGAACTCTGTGCCTCCAGTTTTTTTCTTGTAAGCAACAATATAGACCTCGTTTGCTAAAGGGTTTAAGTTGCGTCCTTTGATAAGAGATAAGGCTTGCCCTACTTGTTTTTCAGTCAGCAAGTTTTGAGGGTCAAAATAGCGTTTGACATCCTGAAAAGTCCAAACACTGGTATCAATAGCAATGTCACGCTTTGCTTGTTGGGTTGATAATTGATTGTTACTCATTTCTTTCTCCTCTTCGTCTGTTTCAAATTCCATTTCTCACGCTTTAAGCGTTCGTTTTCTCGTTTCAAGGCAAGTATCAAGTCCTGTTGTTCGTTGATAATCTTGCCCAGCTCTCGGCCTAGGTGGAAATAATCACACCTCAGCCGTCGGATTGTATCTAGTAATTCCTCTGTCATTATGCATCCCCTACATAAATCCATTGACCGCCTCTGAACACCCATTCATCAGGATCATGCACCTGTCTCGGTTCCTCAGGTTGTAGATAGTCACGGTCATAGTCAAACCATGGGTAAGTACCGTCCATGTCGCACCTCCTAGGCCACATACTTTCTACCTAGCTCTCTGACAAGGCGGATGTATCCTGCCTTATCAGCTAGACCTGTATCCAGTAGCTTTTCCTTCTCTCCTGCCGTAGCACGTTGCCAGACAAGATTTTCACGTAGTTCAAATCTTTTCATGATTTTCCTCCTGTGGATAACTTCTGTAAATCCCTATATATATTATTTATATATAACGATTAGTTTGTTTTTAAGTTAGTTAGAGGCTTTAGCCTCTTATTGTTTATTAGTGGGCGATAGCCCCTAGATTATTATTAAGTTAGTTATTATTTTTATTTAGTTATTATTAGTGTCGGGTTTTTCAACTTTTGAAAAATACAACTTTGTAAAATTCAACTTTTGAAAAATACAACTTTGTAAAATTCAACTTTTGAAAAATACAACTTTGTAAAATTCAACTTTTGAAAAATACAACTTTGTAAAATTCAACTTTTGAAAAATACAACTTTGTAAAACCCGTAAGTTGTAAATTCACTCTGACGATTCACCTGTGGATAACTCATCATCAACCTTTTCTTTCCAGTACTCCCAATAGCTATCTGTGATAGGGATGTCGGAAACTAAGGGGTAGTTCTGAATTCCTCTTCCTCTCCCTAGACTTTTTCTGTAGATACGTATATAGCCGCTGTCTTTTAGTTCTTCAAAGGCATTTCTATGAGCTTCTCGACCGTTCTTTGAGCGTTTGGAAAGTTGATCGATGTACGGTCGCCAAGTATCTTTGTTCGACATCAACACAAATAGTAACCCTTTAGCTTGTAAACTAAGTTCGCTGTTTTGAGCAGGGTGATTATTTATTTTAGAGTAGTTTTCGTGTGTATTTCTTGCAATATGCTGCATAAGCCATAACCATTCCTCCTAAACTCCAACAATCACAAGTTGAAGCGTGTTATCAATCGCTGTCATGTTCGTCATATTCTTCGTCATATTCCAAAATCCTCCTCAACCGTTCATTTTCATCCCTTAATCGCTGATTTTCGATACGGTATTCGTTCCGTTGTTCAGCGATTTCGCGGACCATGTCATGCAATATTTGATTTTCCTGTTCTAGTGTGTAAAGCGGACGTGGAATAGCAGGTTTTTCTTGTTTTAAAAAATTAGCCAACCATTTCTGCATACCGTGCAATCTCCTTATCCACTTGCTGAGCGTCTCTCTTTAGCCCGTTACGAGCTTTTTCGATGTCACAGGTACTCTGATACCCCATGCCCGCTTTAAAGCCGTACAGGTAGTCTCTGCGCCGAATTTCTTCAAATTCTTCACACTTCCGCTCTTTTTCTGCTTTCCGCTGTTCCGCAATTGCCACTGCCAAGATTGGCACGGCGAAAATTCCTAATGTTAAAATTGCTTCTGTCATATCAACTTCCAATTTACACGCATCCACTCAACCACCGCATCTCGTGGAAATCGTGGGTGCGACCCTTTCTTATCAATTCTTGGGAAATCCTTCAGATGTGACACCCTTTGGAATTCCGTCTCATTTGCAATACCCAACAACTTCTTGCATTGCTTGCTGTTGAGTAGCAAAGGCAGCGCAAGTTCTATGTTAAACACCTCAAACACTTCTACCAGTCTGACTTTTAGTTGACTGATAAATCGTGATATGTAGCTTTCAGCAATGTCATCCATCTTGTCAAACCTCACTTTCGTGTGTTATAATTTAAGTGATTTTTTTAGTAAGCCACTGTTCCCGCAGTGGTTTTTTTGTTTTTCAAGCAACATCATCAGCCAAAAATTTATTGATAAAATACTGCTGACCTTTGCCAGTAACTTTTACAGTTTTGCTAATCGAGATATGACCGTCAGCATGTGTGATAGTCGTCTCTTTGATTTCAAACAGACCTAGTTCCATAGACTTCTGCGTTGGCATGTTCCAATCACTGCCCTTGCGCTTAATGAGATAGCCGTTCTCACGCAACCGCGCAAACAAGCGATTAGCACCGATTTTAAAGCCGTTTTGACTGATTAACTTAGCTAGGTCTCCAACCAAGATAGATGAGTGACTAGCACTCACAGCGTCTGCAAATAGCACCTTGGGTTTATCCGCCTCAATCTGTGCTTCCAGCTGATGCACCTTCTTGTCAGCCAATAGCAGAGCGCGAGCCATAATCTTCTCTGGACTGTTGAAGTCCTTTTCTATTTGGATAAAGTACTGCCGTACCTGCTTGCCTCGGTCTGTCCGTTGGATCATAGCAATTTCCTTGGCCATGTCCAGCTTGATAATATGGTCAACCGCTCGACGACCTCCCGTACTTTCGCTCAAATTTGAGCAGAAGTCCTGTCCTTCGACAAATCCATATTCGGTCATTCTAGGGAACCAGTCCTTATATGCCGTCTTGACACCCAAAGCCTCATGCAACTGCCGACCAGACACAACAGGCTCTTGATTATCATTCACACTAACGTTGATAATTTCGTTCATAAAATTCCTTTCTGATTTGATATAATTAAAATAAAAACGATTGGAGAAATATTATGATATTTCAAGCAAAAATAAATTCTTCTGTTTCTAGACCTGTAACTATCGATGATATCTGTCCAAATTGTAAAAAACCAACCAATCCACATCTGGTGAACTCTTCTTATTTTCCTCTCGGCGAAGAAAAAACAAGTTTGGTCTTAACATTTAGATGCTTAGGTTGTAAGCACTTCTGGACAGAAGAATTTATAGCAACAAGGCATCGGATTAATTCCTACACCGATAAATACGAAATCGAACATCTTAAAGTTACTCCTAGCCTCCCAAGTGATATACCTATTTCTGACGATGTAGAATTAGTTTCCCCAATCGGTAAACAAATCTATGTTCAAGCCCTAAAAGCAGAACATGAACAACTCGACCACATCGCAGGAATCGGCTATCGAAAGGCACTTGAGTTTTTTGTTAAAGATTTCTCTATTGTCACAAATCCTGATGACGAAGATAAAATCATTAAAATGCCGTTAAAACAGGTTATCGAAAAATATATCAAGGATGATGACCTTAAAACATTTGCACTTGCATCTGCTTATATTGGCAACGACGAAGGTCATTACTATAGAAATAATCCTGATAAAGATTTTTCTCATCTCAAAAATTACCTTCACGGAGTTATTCACTACATGGAAATGAAACTCAATTTTCTTGATGCTCAAGAACTTGTAAATCGCTCAAAGAAATCTTAGCGTCAAGTTCATCCACCTTCTCCGCAATATAGGCCACAGTCCTCAGTATTTCATTGAGGGCTGTTCTTTCTAGTTCGTTCATCCCCTTCTCCTTTCTAGTCCTCAAGGACAAGACGCTTAGTCTTGATGACAACTTCTTCAATACGAGCACGTTTCAAGCCTTCACTGATAAAATAATCAATAATAGCACTACGGCTCATTCCTGTACCAATTGACAAGCTGTCTACCTCGTCGTAGTTCTCACGACTAATGACCACTGTGGGACGGTTATTCCCTTTCTGCCCTGTACTTGGGCGACCGTATCTTTGTTTTGACATGTTAGTCCCTTTCTAGTTTGGCCGGTTTTATGCGGTTAAACCGCAATGCTATCTAAAAAAATAATGTCATCTATAGACAATCCAAAATTTTCTGCAATTTTATAGGCTGTTTTGACATCTGGATTTGTTTTCCCTTTTTCCCAATTTGCCCATGTGTCAGCAGTAACACCTACCAGCTGACCAGCTTGTTTTTGCGTAAGATTGTCCCTGGCACGCAACATTTTTAGCGTCCATTTCAATACTCCTCACCCTTTCTAAATTCATCTAGGCTGACATCCAAAGCGTCAGCGATTTTAATGACATCCTCAAACTTCAAGGATTTCTTTCTACCCATTTTTAGATCAATTAGGCTATTTTTATTGATGCCTGCAAGCGTAGCAAGCTTATTTTTAGTCATACTTTTTTCTTTTAGCAGTTTTTCAATTTTTTCCCACATATTCTTCCTTCAGTTACTAGATATAGTATTCAAAAAGTTATCCACAACTACATGTTGATTTTTCAATAACTTTCTGCTATAATATTCTCATGAATAACCCAACATCTTTTATTCATAAAATTTTGATAGAAAGGAGAAGAATATGGCGAAAACTTGTAGACCATCCAAACCTGTTAGCAAAGCTGGCAAAACATTGGCGACTAGCAAGTCTGCTTCTGCAAAATCCAAAGCAGGCAAGACCTTAGCCAATCATAAGGAAGCTAAACATTAAATAGCTTCGGATTATCAATTAAAACTTGATGCAAGATTATAGAAAATCGCGTTACTAAATCTTCATCTTGTTCTTTGTATCCGGCTTCTTGCAACATGGCATGTGTTAATTCATGGATTAGCACTTGCCTTTTTCTTTCCTCTGAAAGACTTTCTCGAACATAGATTATTTGCCGCTCGTAATCGCAGTACCCCCACAGATTTCGTTCATCATCATATGCTTTGAAATGTTCCTGTACAATTACCAAATAAGTAATGCCACAAACTTTTATTTCTGCCTTCGCCTTCTCTCCCATCCTTTCCACCTTCATTTCTTCCTCCACTTCACAATCTGCCGTATCACAAACGACAGGACCAACAAACCAGCTAACCAATAGATCATTGCTTTCTTTGGCAAATGGTGGTATACTTCAAATAAGAGGTTGGGGCTTTCGCCCCTTGCTCTTACTTTTTGTTTTGTAAGTTCCGCTTGTGCTCAAGCACTTGTTTGTGCCATAAGCGAGCTTCTCTTACTAAGCCTAGAATGATAATCGGGATTGCTAAGTCGTTATCAGCTAGGCTTTTTAGTATGTCCACCATTTGCTTTTCCTCCTGTTTTAGTTCGGTCATTTCCCTGACCTTGATTATATTATACTGCGGTTAAACCGCAATGTCAAGAACTTTTTGCGTTTTTTTCGCAATTTTTTTGTTTTTTCTTGATTTTTTTGCGTTTTTGCCGTAAAATCTTCATTAGAAAGCGAGGAAAAATGCTATGCCGATAGAAAACAAAGATATTTTCTCGAAAAATCTAAAATACTATATGGACAAAAAAGGGGTTGATAGAAACCAACTCTGTTCTGATTTAGATTTAAAGTATACAACTGTACGAGACTGGATAAAAGGTATTACATACCCACGAATTGGGAAAATCGAATTACTTGCAAATTATTTTGGAATTAACAAATCAGATTTGATTGAAGAAAAATCCACAATCCCTTCTACCACCCCTAAAACCGTTTCTGACGACGTTTTGAGATTGGATAGGGATTTACATTCAAACAACCACAAAAGCTGGATACGGTACGGAAATGCGCTTCTAGATAAACAAAATACAGTAACAGACAGTAAGAATACAGTAAACGAGCTGCAAGCCACCTACCACACCTACAACTACTACGACCAACCCGCTTCCGCTGGCACAGGTCAGTATCTGAATGATGTGAAAGTTGAGACTATCGAATTACCTATTGAAGTGGATGCCGACTTCGTTGTCCCTATCTACGGAGACTCCATGGAACCAGAATACCACTCAGGCGATTATATATTCGTCAAACTATCCGTAGATCTATCTGACGGCGACATCGGAGTATTCGCTTATAACGGCGACGCCTACATCAAGCAACTCCGTATCACAGACCAAGGCGCCTACCTCCACAGCCTGAACCCAGACTATGACAACATCCCCATCACAGCAGACACCGACTTCCGAACCATCGGCGAAGTCGTGGAGGTGTATAGGGAGAGGTAAATTCAACACCAGAAATAAATATCCTTGACTATTTCACTCATTTTGGTATAATGAGGTTAGTCAAAAGCCTTGTTCGTCAAGGATACGATATTTATTTATAAAGCCTTGTTCGTCAAGGACAAACAGTCTGGTGTACTTTTCTAAGTGCACCTTATTTTTTATCAAGGAGTTACCATGACATTCCAACAAGGAGAAGTCTACCTTGTCAATTTCACACAAAAAGGCGGAAATGAATTTTACGGCAAGCACTACGCTATCATTCTGACACCGCCCGATAAAACAGACGGCACACTCTTGGCTGTACCATTAACAGGTAAAAAAGCAGGTAAAAAGTACCGAGGTGGTATCACGCTGGATAATACCAAATACCAAGACACACCATCAAAACCCAAAGCCTACGCCTATGTCCGAAAAATACAAGAAATTGACAAACGCAAAATCATCTACAAGACCAAAAAGCAAGTAGACTCCTCTGGAGTTCCCCTCACTGACAAATCAGGAAAGGCACTATTCCAGAAAATCTACAAACCAGCCTACCAACTCGACCAGACAGATTTGGACAAGTTAAAAGCAAAAATCAAAGAAGTCTTGCAATTAGATATCGAATAACAAAAAAATCCCCACACTCTCCGCCGACCAAAGCTTGAGTGTAGGGTAATTCCATATAGTAAAAACCTGCTTTGCAGTAGGTCTCTTTACTATACCCATTTTATCAAATTAGAAAGGGTAAATCAATGGCATATTTTAGAAAAAGGGATAACGGATGGGAATACCGTATCTCATATAAAGCCCCAGACGGCTCATATAAGCAGAAATCTAAGTCAGGATATAGAACCAAGGCAGAGGCTGTTCAAGCAGCATCCCAAGCTGAAATTGAGCTGTCCAACGGCATTGTGGAAGATAAGAACATTACCCTTGCTGAGTACTTTGAAAAATGGATGCTTGTCCACAAGAAGCCTCATGTCGGACCAGAAACGTTTGGTAAGTATGAATACACCCTTAAACTGATTACTATATACTTTCACGAAACAAAACTCTCAAAAATAAATGCCACTTCCTATCAAAACATTATAAACGAATTGGCAAAATGTTATGTAAAAGATAGTGTCAAAAGGTTCAATTCGCATATAAGGGCAGCAATTAAAGTTGCTATCCACCAGGGAATTTTAAAAAAAGATTTTACCGAAATTGTCAAGAT